CAAGCTCCTCAAATGTAATTCTCTTACGTGATGATCCCGAATCAAGATCTAGCGCCACTGAGAGTGGGTCATTAGATGGAATTGGATCTGCTACGCCACCAAGAGTTGTGGCATTTATAACTGGCATATCAACCTTCTTTGGCTCGCCTCCGGCAAATCCGGCAGCGATTACCGTAATGCGCACTTCCTGCAGACTTCAACTGCCTCACACCATGAGGAGCCATAGCAATAGGAGTCACATTGTCACGCTTCAAAAACTGTTTCACCATAGGAGGCATGGTGACATGATCGAGAGGAATCCAGGACACAATAGGTGTCTCAGTCTCCAAGTCTTTATACACCCAAACATCGTAAAGAGTGAGGAGGAAGTGAGGCAGGTCTAAATTGTTCTCCCTGTGAGTCTCATGCCACAGATTGATGACATCATCACTGTAAGGTTTCAGCCCTTTAGGGTAGACCGGCACATCCCCATACTTGGTGCGATGCTTCCCAATGTAACCCTCAGTGCCATAGTTAGACAGCACCGCCACATCCAAGCCATGCTGTTTCATCTTCTCCACCAGGAGACCAGCCTGCACACCATACCCTGTAGCCAAACCAGGACTATTACTTACTAGGGACACAACCCCTTTGAGTTTCTCCAAAGCCATGCCCCCACAATAGCGGAAACCCCCACCACTCGCGAGGAATGGCAGGGGTTTCTGCTTAGTAGCTAGATGCTTATGCAAGCTCCAGGTACTTGATGTGCGATGCACCGTTAGCAACACCAGCGCCAAGGCGGTAGGTGAAGCGGTAGCCGGTGATGTCGTTTGCAAAGTAGGCATCTTGCGAAACTGCAACCTGCAGTCCAGTGGTGCTCACCTTGACAGAAGGCCAGTGTCCGAAGAACACAGCCTTTGCACCAGTTGCAATGGAAGCCACTGCAGGGTTCTCGTAGACAGGCTTGCCAAGGATAGTGCTCGGCCCACCAGCGACTACATCCAGGACATATACCCCATTACCATCTTTCAATTTTCTGATGGCTCCGAGAGTGCTGGAGTTAACCATGTAACCAGCGCCTGGAAGCATACGAGCTGCACCATCCACAGAGAACTGAAGGTCAATCAGCTCATCAGTGGTGATTGCGTTAGTGGTTCCAGCGGTAACACCAGACCCAGCAACAGCAGTAACTGCAGCGTGGATGACAGCGTTAGCACGAGTACCAATAGCGTTACCAGCCTGCTCAGCAATGTTAGCCTCGATGTCAAAGCCAGCATCAGTGATCAGCTCGTTAGCGAGCTTGGTGATGAAGCCCTGCTTGCTCATCTGCAGAAGCAGTGAACCGTAGGTGGGCTCGCTCTCATCAATCGCAGAACCAGCAGCCTTTTCAGTGGCGCTAGCGTAAGCGGTCATGACAGGAATCCGCAAATCTTCTCCAGAGTCGCGCTGGAATACCTCAGAGGTCTCCAGGTACGGTCCAACCAGGCGAGCCAGGTTGTACACGCGATCCAGGAACGCGACAGGGACAGTGTTTGCAGAAGGAACAAGCGTGGCACGCTGTTCCATCGAGAAGGTGTGGTCACGAACCTCACCCTTAGCCATTGCGCGGAAGATGTCTCCAGCGCCACGAGCTTCCTCAACAGGAGCGAAACCGCGAGAAGCCTCAGCAGCCTCAGCCTTGCGAGACTCATTGCGCTTGGCAACCTCAAGAGCCTCATCAGCTCTGCGGATGTCAGCCTCAATGCGCTCAATCTTTTCCAACTCAGCTTGGTCAAGCCCACGCTTGTCTGATTCTGCACCGTCAATAACTTCGCGGATTTGCATGGTCAGGTTAGCGCGGATCTCTTCCTGAGTCTTGATGAACTCAGACATGTAGATGTCCTTTCACTAAATGAATGTAAATGGTTTGCACTGTGGCGGTAACGCTCAACAGCTCTCAGCAGCGGTAACGCACAAATCTGATACCTCAATGATACCCCTAGGGGTTTACCTTGCTCCTGGAAAGAGAAAACCCTCAGCAGCCGAAAGGGGAACTACTGAGGGTGAAACTCGCTAACGCTGTTCAACAGCCCCAAGAACGCGAGTCTCTTTTTCTCTCTGCTGGCTTGTGCCCCTAGTGGGCTTCACCGGCTTTGGTGTGTCAGCAGGATCCTCATCAAGAGCCACAATCGCCTCAGCAAACTCTCCAGCCATCGCTCTAATAGGGCCAGACACAGGGTTGCCTGCCACACGCAAAATAGTTTGCTCAATCTCAGATTTAGTAGCCATTAGTTCCCCATCAAAAGTTCAAGCTTTTTCTTTTTCAGAGCAAGCATCTCAAGACCCACATCAGGTTGTGCAGGTTCCTCAACAGGTGCAAGTTTATCCAGCACAGTGCTGATCAGGTTGCGGTCATCAGAAGTGATGTCCTCACCGTTCTCAATCTTCAGCAAAGCATCAGCGAGTGCATCAGGGTCTACCTCTGCACGCTTGGCAACCTTATCCAGGCCACGCACCGCTGTAGAGCCTGCAGTGGCAGTGTAGGCAGGGAACGCCACAATGCTCACCTCATGCAGGTTTATTTTCGTCAGGGTTCTAGTGGAACCATCAGAGGACCACTCATCGCCACCGCGTGCCACAGTGAAACCAAAGCTCATAGCATCCACATCACCGCGACTAATGAGCTCGCGTGCATCACGCCCCACAGTGGTGTTAGGGAGCATCGCCTCAACATACAGTCCACGATCATCCTCAGTGAGCTTCAGAGTGCCAGCTCGCGTGCTACCCAGCACAGAAGCAGTGTCATGGTTCCAGAGGAGCTTGATGTCATTACGGTTCCTCAGAGAGCCCCTGAAAGCTCCAGGAGCGATACGCTCAGTGAAAGGCAAAGGCTGTGAGTCACTGTTGAATACTGCAGCGTAACCGCTGAAGCTCATGCCTTCCTCAGTTTCACGCACCTCAAACTCTGCTGAGTTGATTCTGGTTTCCAATTTACTCAAGGCTTCTCCAGTCACGCGGTTCTCATTCTCTGCTTCTATTCTACCAATCACACCTTCTGCGTAGTCCATTGCACGCTGTGCAGAGCGCCTAGTGCTCCCACCACCCCACAAAGCGATTGCCACAACACCAGGGCTAGGGAAGTCATCACTGTCAGGAGAGGCTGCAGGTGCATCAAAGTCCACCATGTGCCTTGCAAGGAAAGCGCGGATCCTCACCCACTTATCAGCGGTGACAGAACCGTCAGCCATTGCACGCGCTTCACGCACAGTCTGAGGTTGCAAACCATCCCCAGACAAACCCTCCTCATGCCATTGCAAACCGCGCCTAGCGCTTGCACGCATGTAAGCCGGTGGGGTCAAGTCCACCTGCCTGAGCTCGCGGTCCTGCTCCATAGGGAGAGGGTCAATCTTTGTAAGCGTAGAAAACTTGTGCCCCACCAGAACACCAGAGGGCTCCCAATACTCAAACCCATCCTCCTCCTCAGGTCTCCACACCTGAATCAAGGCAGCAGGGTCATCCTCAGTCCCAGTAATCACAAAATCAGAGTCAGGGACCGCAATCTCCCCATCACGCTCAATGAGCTCCACAGTGCCCCTAGCCATACCACCGCTAGAGTCCCACTCCACAAAATCGCCCACCTCAAGCTCATCAGGTTCTGCACGCTCCAAAGAACGCTCACCCTCAAAAGTTGAATCCTCAGAGATAGCAATCGCTACACCCTGATCAATAGCTTCATCCTTAGTGGCATGACAGCCCATAACTTCGCCATCCTCTTTCACAGTGGCCCATTCCCCCACAGCACAGCTGGGGTTGTTCTCCTCAATGTAATAAGGCACTAATCGTTCTTCCTAATATCCAACACACCCACTACCAAACCATCAGGGTCAGATAGGGCATAGAGGCGGTCCCCAGGGCGCAAGGTGAATTGGATTGTTTCACCTGGGTCAATGTGAGGAGCGTTAGTTGTGCTCACATCAGGACCGCCAAAGAAAATGTACTGGTTTGAACTCTTAGTCATGTTGTGCAGGATGACATCGTGGGGCATGTTGTCGTGCC